CAAGTAAGCATTGCTCAGGCTAGCCCACAGGAAGCTGAGCGTATGGTAGGAATCTTTGCAGATAGTCTTCAGAAAAAACTTAAACTAGAACAGATAGGTATTTCATAATGGCTGTTACTTATACCTATAGTATGTTTCTTCAATTACAGGTTGGTGGAAACTGGGTACAACAATCCACAAAATCTGTTCCTTGCACTAAAGATACAAAAGCTAGGTACACAATTCGTGTCTACAAGCATGATGGAGCAGTCACTACTCAGTTTACTGGGGGATCTTCGGGAACAATTACTATTGCTCTTAATACCTCAAATGCAGTAGTAAATGATGCTAATGATTATTTTTCTTCTGTATTCCCTGGCTATACGGAATATGATGTAAAGACTGTCCATACAGATACCGAAACATATTTTTATGCACAAATTAATGCTAGAACCTTGCCTGCCAGTGTCACCCCTAAACTTCATCTTGTAGTAAGTAGCGAAACTAAGGAATGTGTATTTGCCCCCTCTACTGGGCAAACAGCACAAGGAATAACAAAGCCCCAAACTCTTTCATATACTGCTGCAACAACCACTTCAGATATGCCTATGTATACTGAGACTGGCGGACAAACTGATTTATATAAAGCAGTTGGTGGAGACTCAGCATCTTCTAATGCCAAATGGGATTCAAAAACTAACCGTTGGGTTGTTGTTATCCATAAAAAGGTTGGAAGTAACTGGACAGTTCAAGTAGGAAATTATGATTCTAATGGTAAGCAGACGTCTCTTACTAAGCCACTTACTGATTCAACTGCTAATGGTAAAAACTTTAAAGCTGCACAAAAAGAACTTTTAAAGGCTGTACAAGATTCACTTAACCAGGATACAGCAGGCACACAACCAGCTATACCTGACCCTAAGGCCGGTACTTTTAACCCACCTAATCATTACTTTACTCGTCGACCAAGTTTTGCAGAGATTGCATCTGCCACCGGAAACGCTAATCTTGCAGGACAAATTGGTGGGTCTCATGCCTTGGGTAGAATAGTTCAAGACAAAAACTCAGCTAAATTATTAAACGTAAAGATGGGTAAAAATCCTGCTCCTAAAGATGTATTTGGTTTTAGGTTTTCATATAACCCAACAACTATTAGCTATGCTACATCTGCTAATGCACCTATTGACTGGACTTTAGGAACAGCTGATACAGCTAATGTTCTTGGTGGCCCAACTATGGTTAGTTTTGATCTATATCTAAATCGTATATCCGATGTGCATGCTCTTGCTAGTGGCCAATACCAGGACAATAACTATGTTCGCCCACTTCTCGCAGCTGAAAAACTGGGCATTAAAACTCGTGGTACTGAATATGATCTTGAATTTTTGTATAGAGTTGTAAACGGAACCCCTGTTTCTACAGATTTAACCCTTGATACTCAAGTAACTTCAGACTTTGGCTACATTACTGGTGTGCCGTTTTGGCTTTATATTCATGACAATATGAGATATTACGGTGGCCTATCTAGTTTAAACGTTAACCACGTAATCTTTAGTAAAGATATGGTACCTATTTTTACTACTGTATCGGTTACTTTTAACCGTTACCCAGTATTTGATAAGACTGGCTATGTGGGCAAGAAGCAGGGCGCAGCTTTCCAAGAAAGCCAATCTGGCAAGACTACCGGCACAACTACTCCCCCAGGTTAAGGATAATCATGATTGAAAATGTATCTAGATATTACGATGGTCCTCTTACACAGGTTCCTCACAAGTACACAGGCACCTATACAATCGGTGTGTTTAGAAAATTTGCTGCATACAACAAAGTAAAATACATTGAGCACACCTGGGTTGACGGAGATACTTTAAGCGCTCTTTCTGATACCTATGGGGATGGCCCTAAATATTGGTGGGAAATTATGGAGATTAATCCAGAAATAACTAACCCATTTAATATTGAACCGGGTACGGTTATTAAGGTGCCTTATGGCAATTAACAGCCCATCAACTCAATTTTTTGGTTGGAAAGATGCTTCTGCGGGGGCCACCTTTTCAGTCAACTTTCCTAAAGCTCCTGAGATGGAGCTTATCCTTATTGGTGCAGAATTTTACCAAGATATAGAACAGCATGACCGTCTTGTGCTGCACTTTAAAGGAAAGCCTTTTGTTAAAGGAACAGAGTTAAAATATGGGGATCCTGTAGTATTTAAATTTGAGTCTGAAAAAGTAAAGAGAAACTTTAGTGGGACTATCCATATAGTAGACCCAAAGAACTCCATGAAGGCAAACAATACAGATGTAGTATGTGTAGGGGCATCAGCTAAGCTTAAAAATCCAGATGCAAAGGTTTACACAAATATTACCGCTGATCAGGCCGTAACTAAGATTGCTAAAAAACATGGTATGAAAGCCGTAACACAGCGCCACCCCCGTAAAAGAAAATCTATTGTTCAAACTGGTGACGTTACAGATTGGCAGATGTTACGACGCCTTGCAAAGCAAACAGGATTTGCCCTTTTAGCTGAAAATACAACTATTACCTTTATGTCTAAGGCAAAAATATATGATAGTAACAAGACCAAAGCCCCATACTTTTTATATGTAGATGACCCTAATGGTGGTGTGGCTACAAAGTGGGATCGAAATCTTGGGACCATTACAACTTTTAACGCCCATCTTTCTGATGAATCTCCTGAAACAGGCATAAATGTAAATCGAGTTATGACCGGTGTTCATGAAAAAACTGGCAAGGTTATTAAGACCAAGCATCCTAAAGAAAAGGTAGACCTATATAGCAAGGGTGCTGCTGTTCCTGGGGAGACCTTTATACTATGACAACCTATTCAAATAGCAAAGTTGGTAAAAAAACTAAATCTAAGTACAGTCAAAATCATGTACAAGAAGTAGTAAATAACTTAACCGAAGCTAAGCAGATTGCTAACGACTATGCTGCTGACAAACAGTATGTACACAGGGCCACAGTAACTACTATTGGCAACGCCAATGTGCGCCCCTATCACCCTGTTTACTTAGATGGCCTACCTAATGGGCTATCTGGTTACTGGACTGTGCTTTCTGTAGAACATGTGTTTGGTGGTATCCCAGCTAGGTACATGTTAAAGCTTGAGGTTGGTACTAACGTAATAGGGGAAATTAACCCCAATGCTTCAAAAGCAGTTGCTACTAGAGATGTTCAAGCAGAGCTTGCGGGCCAAGATCCAAACGCTGTTTCAGACCCTATCCTGGTAGATGTACAATTATCTCCTAATAGCTCAGACCTATCCCCAAACTATGGCACCACAAATAGCACCTCAGCTACCACTACCTCTGAAGTAGCAATACCTGAGGCTATGTCTGCAAATATGTATGCCATTAACCCGCCTAATTTTTCAGAAATGTCTGATAGTACAAGCTGGGCAGCTAGCCAAGGAAGGACGGTAACCAATGTCTGAGGTAGGCTTTGTAAGAGACAACTTAGGTAGAACCCGACTTTACGGCATCTACTCTGCACGGGTTATTGATATTAATGACCCCCTAAAGAAAAGCAGGGTTAAGTTTACGTTGCATCAGGCAACAGGTTTAGCAAAACATGGTTGGGCTAAAGCTTGCCTGCCTATTACAAGTAACGCTAACCATCCGGATCATACCGAGCATACGGCAGCATCAGTTGCTGCGCTATTAACTACATCAAGCAGATCTATAAGTGCATCTGATCCCCAAGGCGGCACTGTAAGTATTACGGTTCCAGCTTTAACAGTTGTAGCTAAAAATACTAACACCCTTAAGCACCCACATAAAACAGTCCCTAATAAGACTGAAAAATGGAATGATGCCCAAGAGACAGCGCCGACAGATGAGCATTCTCCCCATAGAATTATCCCTAGGAAGGGACAAGATATCTGGATTATGTTTGAAGGCGGAGACCCTGAGTTTCCAGTTTGGATAGGAATACAACCATGACAAACGCTATTTCATACCCATTTTCTATTGATATCTTTGGAAACGTCAAAGCCACTAAAAATGTTAATAAGATTTATTTAGACCGTGTTTTAACCCTACTATCTACAAATGTTGGGCAACGCCCAATACTTCAGGAGTATGGTACAGATTTAATGCAGGCATTATTTGAAAATGAAAACAACCTTGAAAGTGCTGTAAGCCAAGCAGTACGCCAGGCAATAGCTAGGTGGCTTCCAGATATCGGGGTTAATCAAATTTCAGTAGGACCAGTTGATCAAGAAGGACAAGCAGAAGTAGTAATAACACTTGTTATGCCAGATAGTACGCTATCTAGCGTAACTTTAAGCACAGCCACTTTTGGCGCTGACGGAACGATAACGAGGTAATGATGAGCACCCCACAAATTGACTATACATCTAGAGACTATGCCGCTCTTAAAGCAGACTTAATTGCCTTAGTATCTCAAAAAACTGGTGTAGCCTGGGAAGTAACTGACCCTAATGATCTTGGGTCAATCTTAATTGAGACCTTTGCGTACATGGGTGACGTAATGTCTTATTACCTAGACCGTATTGCAAACGAAACTTCAATTGATACCGCAACTAAGCGGGAAAACCTTCTTAACTTTGCGACACTATACGGGTATAAGCCTACAGGCCCAACCCCTGCCACAATGAGAGTTAAGTTTACTAACTTGCACGATACAGATACTGTGGATATTCCTATTGGAACTCAGACTCTTGCCGTACTTAGTTATGGAAACTATTCTGAAGTATACTTTGAAACCACAGAAGCAGCAACAGCCGTACTTCCAGGTCAAGAGGTAAGCCTTGCCTGTATTGAAGGCAAGACAGTTAACACAGACCGTCCAGACCTTATTAGCCCTACTACTAATAAACCCCTTCCAATTGTTATTGGGACATCAGACGGAACATCTAATCAAGAAATTAATATTATTGATATTGGGATTGTTGACAATTCTTTAATTGTGTATGTAGGACAAGAAGTTTCATTTGCTACTTGGGAATACAAAGAAACTTTAGTTGAATCTGGCCCACAAGATCTGGCATTTACTACAAAACAAAATGATGATGGAACAATCACAGTTATTTTTGGTGATGGTATAACAGGAGCTATCCCAGCTAATGGGCAAACTATTAGTGCTATCTATAGAACTAGTACTGGAGCAGCAGGTAATATTGCTACAGGAAGTATTTCAGAAGTTACTTTTGTACCTGGAAATGCTGACCCTGAAGTTGTTTCTTATATAAGTGCTCGTAATACTTCTGCTGCGGTTGGTGGTGCAGATGCCGATAACACAACCCAGCTTAAGGCAAAAATTAAAGCAGCGATCTCTGCACGTAAACGTGCCGTAACCCTTAAAGACTATGAGTACCTAGTATCTCTAGTTACTCAAGTTGGTAAGGTTAAAGCAGATGCTGTAATAGCAAGCCTTGTAAATTTGTACGTACAATCAGCTTCAGACCAAACTGCAACTCCAGGTATTGTTGCTCAAACAGGCACTGTTACAAATATTAGTGGGGATGGCACCTATATTACTGTTACAACTGATGACCTGCATCTTTACGATGTTGGGCAAATTGTTAGCATAACTGAAGTAGACCCAACGGTTTATAACCTAACAGACGTAGTTATTTATGACACACCGTCTACAACTACCTTTAGAATTGCTAATACCCACACTGAAGCCTATGTGTCCGGAGGTTCTGTGGTAGGAACTATGCCTACTACTTCTTGGAAGACATTGCGTGACAATGTAAAGTCTTATATGGCAGACAAAATTCCAGTGGGTACAACTCTTACTGTTAACCCACCAGTTTATACTCCTGTTTATATAACTATGGAAGTTACTGTAAATAATGCCTACCGTGCTTCAGCGGTAACGCTAGATATTTATAAAGCCTTCCTTGGAACCAATGGCCTATTTGTTTTTGATAACAATACCTTTGGAAGAAATATTTACCTTTCCTCTGTGATTACATCTGCAGCTTCTGTAACGGGTGTTGAAGCAGTTAATGTTACTCGCCTAAGTACTGATGGTACTACTTCAGTTGCTACTCTTACTTTAGACGCAGACCAGGTCCCATATTTGCTTCCCGCAAACCTGGTCATTACAACGGTTGGTGGTATACAATGACCTCTATAGCAATCAAGACAGGTAGGTACTAATCAATGGCAGCTTCGTTTCCGGGTGCAGTTCGCCCCCTAAGCTCACGTGTTGATCTTCGTGATACCGTAATTGCGGCTGACGTAAACGCCCTTCAAGAAGAAGTAGTGGCTATTGAGACCACTGTTGGTACAGCCAATGACTCTAACAAACCTCTTGCCTCTACCTGGACAGGTACTTTTGCCCAAACAACAAGCTGGACCACCATTAGTGATCGTCTTGCTAATATTGAAACAGCCCTTGTTAATGGCGTTGGCGCAGGATCTATCTATGCTCCTAAAGCATCTCCTACTTTTACAGGTACAGTTACAACCCCACTAAGCGTGGCAGGATATGTAACAACAACCTCTGGTGGAATTCTTAACAGCGTAGCTACTATTCCTAATGCAGGACTAACTAACTCTTCAATTACTATTAATGGTAGTTCCGTATCTCTTGGTGGAACTGTATCTATTACAGGTCTTCCAACTCAAACTGGAAATAACGGAAAGTACCTAACTACAGACGGTTCTACAGCTTCTTGGTCTACAATCAATACACTTCCAACTCAAACTGGTAACAGCGGTAAGTTTTTAACTACTGATGGCAGTACGGCTTCCTGGGCAGATGCGGGATTCAACGGCTTCTTACTCGCAGGGATGTAAATAACCCATGGCAAAATATGGTACACGAAAATATGGTACGTTCCTATATGGTCAAACTGACAGTGTAGGTATTTACTATAACTCTAAAATTGTAGCTAAAGCGTATGACTACCGAGCTACCTATATTTCATGGGAGAACATGTCCTATGATCCTAATGATCCTGCACCTACACATTGGAAACTTGTAAAAAGCTTTACAGGAACTCCTGATGACCCATTTGATGCCATTAAAGTAATAGGTGGGTCAATTAGTACGTTTACCACCTATGCATATGAATCTTTTATAGATAACTTAAACAGCCAAGTTAACTACTCACTTTGGTTGTTTAATGGTTTAAGATGGATTTTTTGCGGTAGCTCAAACACTATTGTTGTAGATGACACTACAACTCTTAATAAGATAAGTAAATGGATTCCTAGAGCATGGCTAAATGAGCAAAACTCTATTGGAGATGTTACTGGTGAGCCAGAGTCTTCTAATACTTTAGTAAACATTCTTGGAGCGTATAGTTTTATGTACGACCAAATGGCAGCTGAAGGCCTAATTCTTGAAAAATCTGCAAGCTATAAAGATGTCAATACCTCCCTTATTACATCTAAGATTTTAGATCTTGGGTTTAACTATGAACCTGTTCTAGGTGATAACTATTACCGTTCTCTTTATATTGCAGGTAACGAAATTAATACCGATAAGGGGACTACTACTGGAATCAAAACCTTTACTACAGCCTTAACTCACTGGGATTCTAAGGTGGAAGTTGGGCACAATCTTCTTTTAGACTATAACGATTCTTCATTTGAAGACACTACTGGTCAATGGACAGTTACAGGCACAGCTACTTTTGCAAGCCAAAAGTTTAGTACTTCATTGGCTGATATTGGTGTGTTGGTTTCTAATAACGAAGAAGCTTTGGTAGACCCATTATACCCGCCACGTGGTTTGGGTTTTGGTTTGCTTACCACCCATACTACTTCTACAGTTACTCTTAATTTACCTGGTACGGACAAAGAACCAAACGCTTATGGAATACCAGTAGAGCCAAATACTTATTACGTATTGAGTGGTTGGATACAGCAGCTTGAGTCATCTACTGCAACCGTAAACGCACAGATAAATTGGTACGATGCTAGAAATAACCTATTAGGTTTTACAAATACTGTATCTGACCTTACTACAAATGGTGCATGGCAAGAATTTACAAGCTATAACTGGACCGGTCGTGAGGGATCAAAATCTCCTAACACCGCAGAATATGCAACCGTCACCCTACATGTAGAATCTTCTAGCGCATCATATAAAAAATATGCTCTAGATATGATTCAACTATCTAAAGCGGAATTTAGTTTAGAGTTTGAAGATGCTCGCCGTGTTCGTGTATACGTTAAGGGCGACCAAGAAAACTACATTCTTAACCCAGACTTTGAACAAGGCATTGGTTTTTGGTCGGCATCTCCTAATGGATCTATTGCTCAAGACCCTACTATTTACCCAGGTGCGCTAGAACATGGAAACTGCATTAATGAGTTAACTATTCTTAGTGGTACAGGTGGGTATATTACTTCTGATTGGATCTCAGTTGATCCAGGACAGAACTACACTTTTAGTGGTTTTGTAAGTTGCGGATATACAGCAGATTTTAGAACTGCTATCGCCCGTATTGAGTTTTCTAACCGGTCAACTATTGAGCGCCAAACTGAAGTTGTTACTGATGCCAATGGTCAGTATTTTTACGATGAGCCTTATTATCAAGACTCAGATCCATACACGCTTAACTATTACTATGTAGCTAACGAGACATCTACTGTACACATTGACCCAACACTATGGCCTGCTCCATGGACAGGATCAGAACCTTTGTACTTTGATGCATTTGAGGGGGTACCACAAGGGTTACCAGAAAAAACTAACTTTGAAGTAACAGCTATTACGCCACCTCAAAGCCGTGATTCAGGAAGCCCTTTAGCTAAGTTAAGTATTTATTTTCCAGATGCACAAACTGGGGATACTTTTTGGGTTGACGGAATGATGCTTCAGGAGTCAGCTGAAGGAAAAGATTACTTTGGAGGCAGTGGTGCTAATCCTCCCGCAAACCCTGTAGACCATACTTTCTTTTCTCCAAGTGATTGTATTTGGGAAATTAAAAACCGTGTTAACTATATTAATAACCCTGGTTTTGAAACAACTACAGACTGGACAAATGTTCACGGAACATTATCAGTTGTTACTAGCGGTGTAACCCCAGAACGAATTGTTAATCCTAATGGTTCACTAGGTTTTCTAGTTGCTGATCCAATAACACATATACCAACACTATTTCCATACGGCCCACTATACGGTTCTGGTATGGGACAGGTTACTTTTGGATCATATGGTGTACCTAATCCTGGTGGTATTGGTGAGATTAAAACTACGGTATATCTTCCACGACCAGCTAAAGGTGGGGAAGACTTTGTGGTGTCTGTATGGGTACGTGGTGGAGAAGGCACATATACTATTTATACAAATAAAGGACAAGTAGACGAAACTTCAAGAAATCTTACAGTTATTCAACATGACCAATACCAATGGATTCGTGCCTATTGTGTTCGTAATCTTATACAGGGTGA